GGCCTTATTGATCGCCGCAACCACGCTGACATAGCCGCCCCGGAAGCCAGCCACCCCGTCGGCCATGCAATCGGCAATGACGCATTCCAGCGGGCTACGGCTGATTGAAATTGCCTCATTCTGGCTTGACGTGTCCGGCGCGCTGACAGGTAGGTCGCCGCGCTGAATATCGTAATTTAACAACCAATGGGTTATTGCCTGAACCCCACCTTCGTCGCGCAACCAGCGGAACAGGTCGATGAAATATTCCTTGTCCATACCAGCCGCCAGAATGTCGGCTTTGCTTTGCAAACAGCTATAAAACACCGGATAACGGCGGCCGTTCTTGTCGACCGGGATTGCGTCTTTGAAGTTGGAAAAGAACAACCAATTGGCGGCGTTATCTTCCATGTCTTGGTCAACACCCTTGCCCTGAATTTCGATTCTGTTGTCCGTAATCATGGGTTTTAGGATTTCAATCAGTTCGCGGCGTTCGTCGATTTTGATTTCGTCGACCAGAATCATCAGTTTGCCACGTTGCCATGCGTTGAAGGTCGAACCCGACTTGACCAGTTCCGGCGCTTTAGGGCTGTAAACATACATTGTCCCCAAAGCGTGGGCGAATATCAGTTTAAAAATCGTTTTGCCGATACCTTCGGCCGACTGAATCAGCGGGGCGTATTGGATTTTGAAGCCGGGATATTTGACACAATGCGCCATATAATCGAACAAAAGCTTTTGGTCACCCTTGTCAGGGAAAATGCGGTTGAACCAATCGAAGAAACGCGAAATGTCACCCGGGCGGGCGTCGATATAGGCCGGAATGTAGGTGTTCAGCCCGGGACGCTTCAGTTCGTCATTGACGATTTCAAACGGCGGGCGGTCAGGAAGAAACCGAACATGGTCGACCTTTGGAATCGTCCAACACGTCGAACGCAAGGCCGCCTTCCAAGGTTCGTCGGTCAGTTTGCCGACGGACGAAATGATAAATTGCTTGCCGCCGAACTTGCCGTTGAACTGTGTCGCGTTCATGAAACGGGCGGATTTACTGAATATTTTGCCCTGTTGTTCGACAAAATAGCAATCATCGAACCATTTCATGCAATCGTATTCCGACAGTATTTCGCCATATTTGCCCGATGACACGCTTTCGGCGTTGATTGGCATGCTGACCGCCGGCGGGGGCGTTTGACGTTCCTGTGGCGTTGTTTGGGGCTGTTCCTTCGGTGTTGGCGGTGTCTTGTGACCGAACGTCATGTAAGCCTTGACCGTGGTTTTGCGTTCGATTGATGTCCAACCGACCTCTGTGTCTTTTATGCTTTCCCACAATTTGCGGTTTTCACCCCGGTCGTTGCCGTAATACAGGTCACACCACGTTGACCAAATGTTGAACAGCGTTTCATCGTCAGAATGTGACCAGCCGGCTTGTTTAAAGGCCGCGCTGAACGACAACCATTCAGGGCGGTTCATGTCATTGGGGTTGACCAGCGACAAGGCGAATTTCAACCAATCCAACGACGGCGCGGACATTTCGGGCGTTCCAAGCGGCAAGCGGGTCGACATGAATTCGATGACGTTGACGTGTGCAAGCGACTGTTGCATTTGGTCAAACGTCCGAATCGTATCGACGCCGGCCAGCGGCCAGACGGTCACAAGAGTCGGTTCACCCTTGGCATGAACGAAGCCGGGAACGCGCATGACACGCGTTGCGTCGATAATTGACCGGTCGCCGCTGTAGAATTGCGCTAATTTACGTTGAATTATTGTGAAAAACTCATTGCCGACGTATGGTTGAACCTTCCAATATAGATGAAATTTGCCCGGGCTGGTTTGGACTGCAAAGTTTGCGCCGTCGACCGCTGCGCGTTCATAGCTTGCTTGCGCGGTGAAAGGGTCATCAAGGTCGAGCATGTGCGCGCGGATATAAGCGACATTTGCAAGGTCGCGGCCGACACCGTCAAGCGCATTGATTGTGCAAAAAATACCATAGCCGCGCGCGTTGTAATCTGTCAGGGTGGCGGCGGTTTCGGCAAGCGACCCGCGGAAATTATGCGCCGGCAAATCTTTACGTTGGTCGTGAATGCAGCGCCAATCCATGACGGTGTTCGCGTCACCGGTCAATGCTTGGACGAAATAGGCGGAAAGATTCAGGTCAATCATTGTCCAGCCCGCCATGCTTCAATTGCGTCGATATTCCAGCGGCGGGGTTGTGTGCCTTTTATCGGTTCGACGGGAAAGCGGCGGTCGGTTATCATGTCATAAAGCGTCCGTTTGGGAATGCCCAAATGTTCCGCCACTTCAGTCAAATTCAGAATTTTTTTCATCGTTTATGTCCCCTTTATTTTGTCAACGTAAAGAACGAATTGATTTTTAGCAAACATTTTTTCGCACATTCTCGCACATTCTCGCCTTGACAAGGAAAACCGTTGGTTTATATTGTTGTTGTCAAACATAATGACAAACAACAACAACCGAAGGTGAACAAAATGAAAACTGTACTAAACGAAAAAATCGAACAAATGCTGACGCTGTTAGGTGAAATGCGCGCGCCGTTCCAAGTTTACGAAATTTTGAAAGCTTCAGAACCGGAATTAAAAGAACAGTCGGTGAATTCAGCAATGGCAAATGCCACAACAAGCGGTCAGTTGATTCGCGTTCGTCAAAACCTTTATAAAATCAACCCTGAAAAGGCGGTCGCCTAATGACACATTTTCACATTTATCATGACCGGGACGACACGCCGAATTGTTTGTTGGCGATATTCAATGACGAAGCGCGCGCGAAACAATGGATTGAAAAATTCGACCCGAAAATGTGGATGAATAAAACCATGTCGAAAGACAACCTGAAGATTGTCCGCAAATGAGCAAATGGGGAACACCGAAAGAAGTCGAAACACGACGGCGGATATTGGTCAGCGTTTGGGCTTATGCCTATGAACTGGCCGACACGCCGCGTTCGCTTGTGCCTGACCACATCTTCGACGCTGAATGCTACATGCTGGCCGCCGGGTTGCGCGTTGACACCGACCGTCCCGACCTTGATTATTGGTTTCGCGGAATGTTCGACCCGTCGACTGGCATGTGGATTCACAAACACCCTGAACTTGATAAAATCGCAAAATATTACGAAAGGTTTTTCAAATGATAAATAATCAAGGCGCGCGTTGTGACGGGTGCAACGAAACAATCGGTTTCCACGGGTCGCCGTTCAACTACATGATTTATGAAATCAAACGCCGCGGCTGGAAAATTATTTTGCGGAACAAAGTTTTTCGCCATTTTTGTCCGGTATGCGTTCAGGCTGGCAAGCTTGAAAACAAGCGGTCAAAGAACGTCCGTCCGTATTGGTGGCAGGATAAGGACGACTAGTTGGTCTTTGTGCCTTCAGGTGCGCCAATACGGCGCATTATTTCCGCATTCATGGGCGCGACCCATGCCGCCAATGCTTCAACTTCTTCGACCGTGGCGGCGGTCTTTATGAACATCGCCAACAACTGAAAGTTTTCACGAATCTTCGTCGTGTTCTTTATCGACTGTTCGGTCATTTGGTCGCCTTTCGCGCCCGGTCGCTGGATTTGCCACACTGGTTGCAGCAAAGCGCGCGAACGTCGACGGTGTCTTTGCCGACCGTGTGCGCCTTTGAACAAAACTGGCAAAGCAGTTGCCACAGGCTATAGTTTACCCCAGTGAAAATCATGCGACTTCTTTAATGTTCGACGACAGGGTCGCCAACCGAAATTTTACGATGTCGATTGCTTCGACCTTAGCTTCTTCCAAGTTGGTCGCTTTCAGTCGCTTGGTGTCAATATTCAGCGCGGCACAGTGCATTACCCAATTTGGCTTGTGATAAATATGGTCACAAGTGACACAAATCCGAAGGTCACCGACCTGAACAGTAAAAGTTTTCGGGTCGCGCACGGTGTCACGCCGGTCATAAGAAGTGACGTCTTTCCATTCTGGTTTGTTCATTTGATAGCCTTTCGGATTTTGTCGACGTCGGCGGTTGGAACACGCACTTTTACAATGGGTGTTTGCCCGGTTGCCAGCCGGCGACCAAGTATTTCTTCGACCCGATAAATTTTGTCGACCGGGATTCCAATCACAGTTGACGGTTCACTTTTAGGACGTGCCATTGCTAACCTTTCTTTACCAAATCAAAATATTTTTCAACCGTTTCAAGGCTTGCTTCAGCTTTGCGTTCGGGTTTGACGGACGTGCACAGGCCGATTGAAAAGCTCATGTCTTTGATAAGCTTTTTGCGCTGTTCCGTTGTGATTTTTTCAGACATTATGCGGTTTTCCTTTTTTCCAAGAATCATATTCAGCTTGCCAACCTTCAATCGACCCTTCGTTCCATTCGGTCAAAAAGTCTTGCAAACCAAAGGCGTCATGTTCAAAATGTTGCAAGCCGAATATGATTGCATCGACCTTGTCGAACGCGACAAACAGACCGTCTTTATTGATACACCCGCCGGCCGGGGCATTTGGAAAGTCTTTGGCGATTGCTTCAATTTTGTCCAAGCGAACATGATTTTCAAGCGACAGGTCGCCTTTTCCATCAATAGAATTGCGGATATTGCCGACCAGTTCAACAATGCGGGCGATGTGTTCTTGATACATCATGCGGTCTTTCCTTTGGTGATTTCACCGGTTATCACGTTTAAATAATAACGTTGTTGTTTTACCCATATAAAATAGGTGTCCGGTTTGCTTATCGACTGAATCCAACCGCCTTGATTTTGAAAGTCGCGCGGTGTGGCAAAGCCCGCCTCAATCATTCGGTGGTAAGCTTCGACGAACATTGCAAGGTGTGTCATGAGGTCGTCAGAACCGAACAATTCACGCGGAATTGATTGTTCGACCGTCGACGGTTTGACAGCGAAGGTTCGCGGTTTGCGGGTCAACCATTGCCAGAACTTCATTTGCTCACCTTTGCTGTTCCGTCGTTTATCGACATTCTTAAAAACGGGTCATAGTCACCAAGGTAAACCGCGCGCCAACCTTGCGAATAAGCGGCAAGCATGATGAAACCGGCAACGCTGACCATTGCGACGAACTGTTGCACGGTTATTCGTCCATTTCCGGCAACATGCCAAGCGCGCGCATGTAGGTGTCAAGCATGTGGTTGGCTTCTTCGCGTTCCTGTGCGTCCATTTTGCGGATTTTGATAATCTGGCGAATGGCTTTGACATCAAACCCGTTGCCCTTGGCTTCAGCGAACACGTCACGGGCGTCAGCGGCAATCCCCGCCTTTTCTTCTTCCAAGCGTTCAACGCGGCCAATAATGGCCTTCAGTTGGTCGATTGCGACGCCGCCGGCGCGGGTCTTCGGCGGGTTGTTGTGGCCTATTTTTGACATTGTTCGTTCTCCTTCGGGTTGATTGGTTTTTGGATGGTAACATCAGGATTGTTGTTTGGCAACACCATGATTTCGCCTTTGAAGACATATTTGATGCCGCCCGGGTCTTTCTTCATTCGTTTGTTTCGACGGTTGGCGACGTATTAACCAATATTTTTGAACGCGTTTGCCGGCGCATGGGTGGTCGGCAATGGTTGCGCCTTCACGGTGGAACGTGTCATAGACCTTCCCGGCGTGGTAAAGCACATAATGACCGGTAACGTTGATGACAATCGGGTTCTTTAGGTGACCCATGTCATCGACCAACTGACGCAATGAACCATATTTCACTTCGTGTTTCTTGTGCGAAATTTTGTTCTTGGTCAACAGTGCTTCAAGGTCTTTGTTCGACATACCGGTCACCATCGAATTCAGCGACCATTGGACGCGTGTCCAGCAACCTAGCTTGTCAGACCATTTGTTGCGTTTTATACCGCGCTTGCGTATCAATTTGTTGAAATCACGGTGAATGGTTGCGCGGTCTTTGCCGGTCAATAAGGCGATGACGGTTGCGCCGCAATACATGCGACCTTGCGCGGTGTCGATAGGGTAAACGGTGAAGCCTGTTTTGATTTCAAGGGTGGCAAGGTTCACTTCATATTGCTTACCAGCAATCAATTCGCCGGCGGTGACGGGAATGCCGTTTTTCAAAACAGGCTTCCCATTAAGTTTAAATTGTTCGGTCATTTTGTCTGTTCCTTTCAGAATTGGCCAGCCCTGAAGGGCTGGCCGGTTTGGTTATTGAATGCGTTTGATGGCGATACCTGAACCCTGAATTCCGGCAAGGGTCATGTTGCCAAAGTCAGCAACTAGCTTTTGCCAGCATTCACTGAACGTTCCGGTAAAACGAATTTCTTCGTGTTCAACGATACCCCAATATTTGCGTTTGTTTGATTGGTCGGTCATTTTAAAGTTCCTTTCTTTCCGGCGCTGAATTGCTCCGGTCATTCCTTTATAGTGATAGGGGTTTCTGTTGTCAAACATTATTTTTGCGCGTTGGGAACTAATTTTTTATAGACGCGGTTTTTGACGGAATTGAAGCCCGGTTTGTTGTTCAGGTGGTTCGACAGCGCGGATTGCGTGACACCATGCGCGCGCACCACGTCAATCGCCGACTGAAAGGTTTCGCCGGTCGTCACACACAAAATTGTGGTAGTGCGAGGTTTGGGCAATATCGGCAATTCCAATTCCCGAATCTTTGCCAGTGCTGCGCGCAAGGCAAGACCGGGGTTTTCGCAAATTTCGAACACGTTCATCAAATAAAGGCGGTCGAAATCAACCCGTGGGTTGTCCCGCGCGTCCGACATGGTGTGAAGCTGGGTCAGTCGAATGTGACCAACATGAACATATTCGAAGCTTGAAGCGTCCTGCAAAGTATAGACCGCCCATTGCTTTATGATTTCACCCGGCTGGCCTATGATTGACGAATTTAATCGAATCGGTAGTTTTGACATTGTTTTTCCCTTTTTACGAGTTTGCATTAGCTAGAAGAAATATCAATATAATATATATCTAATATATATATAGTATGTATATTATTTAAAAGTAGAATAAAAGTCAAATGTTCAAATCTATAGATATTGACGGAATGTTCGAAATTCGTCGGGTTTGGGCTTGAAACCGTCCTAAATGGTTTGTTTTGACAAATTTTTGCTGAAACCGTAGAATATTTTAATGTCAACAAACCTTTGGTCAGAAAAATGACAATCGAACAACCGATAAGCCGATTCAAAGGGGTGAAGCCGTGGAATGCTCATGCAAGCGTCGGCGCACCCCAACTATATGAAAGCCCTGAATTGTTGCGCTTGGCCTGTTTGGAATATTTCGAATGGATTGAAGTCAACCCGCTGACGTCGACAAAGGTCGGCTTTTCCTATGGTGAAGCGGTGAAGACTGAAATCAACCATGTTCGGGCGATGACCAAGGGCGGGCTTGCCGCATTCCTTGGCATCACATACCCGACGTTGTTGGATTGGAAAAAAACACGCGCCGACTTGAAACCTGTGATTGAATGGGCGGAAAATTTCATTTGGAATCAAAAGTTCGAAGCGGCCGGCGCTGGTTTGCTCAATGCGAACATCATCAGCCGCGAATTAGGTCTTGCTGACAAACAGATTCATCAGGTCAACGCCCCCGGCATGGTGATAAAGCCGCCGACCGGTGACATGCCGCCGCCCCCGCCGATTCACGGTGACGAATGACGACTATTTCGTATTTGACAGGGCTTCCGTTCCCGCCGGCCGTGGTGATGATGCCGCCGGTCGACGCGCCGCTTCCAATGTCATACGAACAATTCAGACGTGACCATCCGTTGGCGGTCGTTGACCCTAAGTCGGCCGAATCCCTTGAAATCGAATTAAGCATTCCGCAATATTATTTCGTGACGTCCGAAGCCAAATTCCCGGCCATGATTGCCGGCTATGGCGCGGGCAAGACCGAAGGCGCGATATTGCGGGCAATTCGGCTGAAAATGGCCTATCCCGATTTGAATGTTGGCTATTATTTGCCAACTTATGACCTGATTAAACAAATCGTTTTCCCGCGCATGGAACAGTTGCTTGCCGCGCACGGGCTGGCCTATTTGCTGAACGAAACCGACAAAACGTTGGTGATTTACGGCATGGCTGGTGTGGTCATTTTTCGAACAATGGATTCGCCCGAACGCATTATCGGCTATGAACATGCGGACGCTATTTGCGACGAATTGGACACCCTGAAGACCGACAAGGCGGCCGAAGTGTGGCGCAAGGTGGTTGCCCGTAATCGCCAAAAGAAGCCTGACGGCAAGCCAAACACGGTCGGGGTGGCAACAACCCCTGAAGGCTTCAAATTCGTTTATCAAAAGTGGAAACAAAAGCCGCTGAAGGGTTCACAAATCATCAAGGCATCGACCTTGTCGAACGCGAAGAACTTGCCCGAAGACTATATCGAAACGTTGCGTGACAACTACCCCGACCAAATGCTTGAGGCTTACCTTGAAGGTGAATTCGTCAACCTGACGCAAGGGTCGGTTCACCCTGATTTCGACCGAAAGCTGAACGCTTGCACCACCAAAATCGAACCGGGTGAAACGCTTCATGTTGGTGTCGACTTCAACGTTGGTCACATGGCGGCCGGCGTTCATGTGCTGCGCGATGGTGAACCCCATGCTGTGGCTGAATTCGTTGATTTGCTTGACACGCCAACGCTGATTGCCACGTTGAAAGCCCGGTATCAGTCGCCCGAACTGAAGGCTTCATTCAAAGCGCATCGGATTATTTGTTATCCTGACGCATCGGGCAAAAGCCGCAAATCGGTCAACGCCAGCGTTTCCGACATCGCCTTGCTGAAACAAGCTGGTTTCCTTGTTTTGGCGAAATCGACCAACCCGTTCATCAAAGACCGTGTTGCCGCGGTCAACAAAATGATTCACAAGGAAAACAAAAGACTGTATAAAGTAAATGTTGACGCTTGCCCGCACTTGGTCGAAGGTTTAGAGAAACAAGCGTATAATAAAAACGGCGAACCCGATAAAACGTCCGGCATCGACCATATTATTGATGCGATTGGATATTTCATTGCATACCGTTTCCCGATTGTTCATGGCAAGGCCAGACAAACCAACTTGAAAGGCGTTTAAAATGGCAATTGACAGCGAACACCCCGAATACACCATGCGAAAAGCGCAATGGTCAAAATTGCGGGATTGTAACGAAGGGCAGGAAGCGGTTCACCACATGGGTGTGACCTATCTTCCCCGACTGTCAGGCCAAACCGCCGACGATTACAAGGCATATTTGAACCGCACACTGTTTTATGGCGCGACCGCGCGCACAGTCGACGGTTTGACCGGGATGATTTTCCGCAAAGCGCCGGTGTTTGAAGTGCCGGCCGGGATGACCCGAATGGTTGCCGACGTCACATTGGACGGCATGGATTTAATCGGTTTTGCTGAAGCAATTGTTGACGATGTCGTCATTGTCGGCCGCGCTGGCATTCTGGTTGACCACCCAATCGCACCGGCCGAAGCGACCGTCGCAACGGCTGAAGCAATGAACATTCGCCCGTTCTTGAAGCATTACACGGCTGAAAATATATTTAATTGGAAGACCGAAAGCCGCAACAATGTGCTGGTTTTGGTAAGCGTTCGTTTGTTCGAAATGGCTGAAGTCAAGGGTGACAACGAATTCGACATTGTTGTTCGGAAGCAGATTCGCATTCTCGACCTGAACGAAATCGGTCAATATCGTCAGCGCGTGTTTGTTGAAAAGAAGGTCATCGGTGCTGACGGTGAAAAATGGGAACAGTTTGGCGACGAAGTGATTCCGCTGAAGGCTGGCGTCCCGTTGAATTTCGTTCCATTCTATTTTGTTGGCGTCAAGAACGGTTCACCATGTGCCGAAAAGCCGCCGCTGATTGACCTAGCGAACGCCAACCTGTCGCACTATACGTCGACCGCCGACCTCGAACATGGCGCGCATTTTACCGCTTTACCGACCGCTGTCATCACCGGTCACACTGAAGAAGAAACCGAAAAGGCGGCTGAATATCGCATTGGTTCGGCGACGGCATGGGTGTTCCCGAACGCTGAAACCAACGTTCATTACTTGGAATTCCAAGGTCAAGGGCTTGAAGCGTTGGAAAAACGCGTCACCAAAAAAGAGGAATACATGGCCGCCCTTGGCGCGCGCATGTTAGCACCTGAAAAGAAGGCTGTTGAAGCCGCCGACACCGCAGCAATTCACCGGTCGGGCGAAACGTCGGTGTTGGCCTCCCTTGCCGCATCGGTAAGCCAATCAATCGAAGACGCTGTTCGGTTCATGGCCGAATGGTCGGGCATGGCCGGCAATGTGACGTTCAAACTGAACAACGACTTCAGCGCCGTGAAGATGACCGCGCAGGAATTGACCGCGCTGTTCCAAACCTACCAAGGCGGCGGCATGGCCTTTGCCGACTTCCTGTGGAATCTGAAGCGTGGTGAAATCATTCAGGAAGACCGCACCGAAGAAGACATTCGTTCGGAAATCGAAACGTCAAACCCTTTCGGTGAAGACAACGGCGCGGACGGCATGAACGATGACCCAGCGACCTAGAATCAACGTCAACGATGAAATTCAAGACCGCACCATTCGACACATGGTGTTTCTTGAACGCTATAAATCGTCCGAAGTTAAGAAAATCCGCAATCTGTTGAATTCGTCGATTCTGCCTGAACTGCGCGAAAAGATTGAAAAGCGGCTGGATAAAATCCTTGAACGCGGTTCTGACCTTGGCGCGGCCACGACCGCCCGCCTGAAGGAACTTGAACGCGAACTGACCAAGCTGACAAACGACATGGGCAACACGCTGAAGGCCGCCGTTTCAATCGACATCACCGACCTGTCGCGTGATGAAATGGATTGGCAAGTCAACACCATCAAGGAATCGCTAGGCTTCGACCTTGAAATGGTCGTTCCGGCCGCCCGGTCAGTTGCCAAAATAGCCAAGGCGACGTCGTTTGCTGGTTCGACCCTTGACCAGTGGTTCGAAAGCCTTTCCCGGTCAACACAACGTGGTGTGATGACAGCGGTGAACCGCGGCATCGTCGAAGGTGAAACGACCGAACAAATCATTCGGCGCATTCGCGGCACTAAGGCGTTGAACTACACCGACGGCGTGTTTGAAACCACCCGGCGTCAGGCGGAAACCATCGCCCGGTCGACGGTGAACCATGTGACCAATCACGCGCGCTTTGAACTGTTCAGCGAAAACGAAGACATCATCGCCGGCCTGAAGTGGACGGCAACGTTGGACAGTCGCACAAGCCTTATTTGCGCCGGCCTAGATGGCAAAGTCTTTCCGTTGAACAAAGGCGCGCGCCCGCCGGCACATCCGAATTGTCGGTCGACGATGACGGCCGTGTTGAAGGATTGGGAATCGCTCGGGCTGAAGAACTTAGATGAAGGCCAGCGCGCTTCGATAAACGGGCAAGTGCCGGCGTCGACAACCTATGGTGAATGGTTGAAGCGACAGCCGATTGACGTCCAACGCGAAGTTCTTGGTAAGACGCGAACCAAACTGTTCAACGAAGGGAAGCTTGAAATTTCACGGTTCACAAACGCATCGCTGAAACCGCTGAATCTTAACCAGTTGCGAACGCTTGAACAAAAGTCTTTCAAACGCGCCGGAATTGATTTATAATTTCGCAATATTGAACATTTAAGGAATGTATCAGTCCCCAATCAACCGAATATTTCCAAGGGAAAAACAACATGACGATAGCCGCAAAGATTAAAAAACTGATTGAAGAAGGCAAGACCACCGAAGTTGACGCAATCATCGCCGAACACGTCGAATCGGAAGTTGCCGGCCTGAAGACCAAGAACACCGAACTGTTGGGCAGTTTGAAGAAGCAGAAAGAGGCAACCGAAGCTTTGAACGGTCGCCTTGAAAAGCTTGAAGAAGAAAAGGAAGCTATCGAAGCGGAAAAGGCCAACAAATCGGGTGACATTGAAAAAATCACCAAAAAGTTGGAAGAAAAATACACTAAGGAAATCGGAAAGCTTTCCGAACAGATTAAAGAAAAGGACACGGAATTGTCCACGAAATCCAAGCTGTTGAACACCCATGTAATCGGGGAAGGTTTGACGGCGGCACTGGTCAAAGCGAAGGTCAAGCCCGAATTTATGGCGGCGGCCAAGGCGGTGATTCAGGCAGAACAACAGGGTGAAGTCGTTGATGAAAACGGCAAACCCATTGCGAAATTCGATGGCAAAGCTGTCGATGAATTTGTTACTGGTTGGGCGCAAACGGACGCTGGAAAGCATTTCGTAAGTGCCGATTCAAACAGTGGCGGCGGCTCTCATGGGGCAAATGGTTCGGGCAAGGCTTCGACCAATGTGAAAACAATGAAGCATTCCGAATTTAGCAGCAAATCCCCGTCCGAAAAGATGGCGCTGTCGAAAGAGGGTGTGAAGTTGGAAGAAGGCTAAAATTTAACCGAAACCATACACACAAAGGATTTCAACTATGGCAAACACTATTACCAACCTCGTTCCCAGCCTTTATAAAGCTTTGGACGTTGTATCGCGTGAACTCGTCGGTCTTATCCCGGCTGTTACGCTCGACCCTGATGTTGCGCGCGCGGCTGTCGGCCAGACTGTTTATTCGCATGTTGCACCCGCTGCTTCGGCGACTGACATCACCCCGGCCGTTACCCCGCCGAACGATGGCAACCAGACGATTGGCAACAAGTCGATTTCAATCACGAAATCGCGTCGTGTGCCTTTCCGTTGGAACGGTGAAGAAACCCGCGGCCTGAACAACAACGGCGCTGGCCTTCTTTCCATTCAGGAAAATCAGATTGCACAGGCAATCCGCACCCTGACCAACGAAATGGAAGCCGACCTTGCACTTCTGCATAAGAAGTTCAGCCGTGGCTATGGCACTGCCGGCACGACCCCGTTCGCAACCGCTGGTGACTATACCGACGCGTCCGAAACCATGCGTATTTTGAAAGACAACGGTTCACCGCTGTCCGACAATCAGCTTGTTCTTTCGACCGCCGCCGGTGCAAAGCTTATCGGTAAACAGGCACAGGCTTACATGCAAGGCAACGACTCCATGCTTCGTCAAGGTGTATTGCTTGACCATGCTGGCATGTCGCTTCGTGAATCGGGTCAGATTTTGACTTCGACCGCCGGCACTGGTGCAAGCGCAACCACCGACAACGCTGGTTATGCTGTCGGCGCAACCGTTCTGACGCTGGCTTCGGCCGGCACTGGCACGATTGTTGCCGGTGACGTTGTGACTTTCGCGGGTGACACCAACAAATATGTTGTTGTTTCCGGCGACGCTGACGTTTCGGGTGGTGGCACGATTACGCTTGCTGCTCCCGGTCTTCGCGTTGCGATGTCGGCGGCAACTAAAGCAATCACCGTTGTTGCCGCTGCGGCGCGCAACATGGCGTTCAACCGTTCGGCGATTGTTCTGGCGACCCGTCTTCCTGCACTGCCTGATGGTGGTGACATGGCGGTTGCGTCGGAAGTTATCACCGACCCGCGTTCTGGCCTGTCCTTCGAACTTCGTCAGTACAACCAGTATCGTCAGATTCAATGGGAACTGGCGGCCGCATGGGGTTCGGAAGTCATCAAGCCTGAACACACCGCGCTTCTGCTGGGTTAATCCAACGACGTGTCGGGGGTGGCTTAAAACGCCGCCCCCTTCATTCGTATTTCGCAACTAGATTAAGGAAACCAATCATGTCGAACCAGACCTGCAAAACCGTTAAAATCAAATCGTCCCACGCCGCAAGTCAGGGCGATTTCATCGAAATCAACGAAACCGATTTCGACAAATCCAAACACGAACTGTTCGAAGAAGGTGACGCACCCGCACCAAAGCCGGTGAAACCCGCTAAAATCAACGCCACACCTGAAGCAATCGCATTTGCTGAAGAAGCCGGTTTTGACATTTCCGCGGTTGTCGGCACTGGCAAAAAAGGTCAAATCACCGTTGAAAACGTTCAGGACGCAATCGAAGCTGCTGAAGAAGGCGAATAAACATGACCCTTGTTGTTGGCACTGACACATATTTGACGCTTGCCGCTGCAAACACCTACTGGTCAAACCGCAACAACACGGTTTGGTCGGCGGCGTCTGACGCGGAAAAAGAGGCGGCAATGCGCGAAGCAACGCAATATGTGGATGGTGCTTTCAACTTTATCGGCCAACAAATAATCACCAACACGTTGTCTTGGCCGCGTGATGGTGCGTTGGTAGAACAAGGGAATTTCGCCGGCATGGTATATGACAACGCAACGATTCCGCCACAGGTGAAGGACGCCGTGGCGGAATTGGCGCTTGAAGCTTTGTCAGCCCGCCTTGCCCCGTCCGCATCCCGCGGCGGCCTTATCAAACGCGAAAAGGTCGACGTCATCGAAGTCGAATACATGGATTTCGCCCCGTCGGGCAAATCATATTCGTTCGTGTCAATGCTACTGAAGCCGCTGACAAAAGGTTCAAAAACCGAAAGAAAGTTGATTCGTTCATGACAAGAATTCTGGTTTATCACGATACCGAACAGGCGGCCAGCCGCGCGCGCAAACCACACACCGGCGAAACGGTCGGCTATCGCGCCATTGCCGATTTCGACCCTGAATATAATGCAACCTTTGATTCGGTCATTGACCTGTCAAGCGAACAACAACCTTTGAATTTGCCCAATCCGAAAAACACCGTGAAAAAGGGCAAAGGACATGACGTTTGACTATTCGAACATAGAAAAAACGGCACTTGCACAGATTGCCGATAAGGGTCGCCCGGTCGACATCGTTTATCGAACCGAAGGCAGTTATGACCCTGACACCGACGCAATCGACGGGGATTCGGAAACCGTCGTTTCGGTCAACGCAATCGTCACCACATTCAACAAGCGCGACGTCGCGGCCGGTTTGGTCAGCGCCGGCGACATGCAAGTGATGATTCCAGCGTCCGGCGTCACAAAACCAAAAACAAACGACCTTGTGGTCGACGGTGAAACATTCACCATCGTCAACGTTGCCGAAATCAAACCCGGTGCGGTGGCGATTCTCTATAAATTACAAGTCAGGAAGGGCTAACATGGTCGGAACAGTTTCAGGTGTTATCATTACCCCGCGCGGTGCTGACCACGATTTCAAGCTTATTCGTGGCGCAACCGTCAGCTTTGGGTTGGTTTGGGGTGGTCAGGCCGACCCGATTGACGTGACCGGGTTCACGGCCGCGCTTCAGGTGCGCGCGGTGGCGACTGACGCATCACCGGCCTTCGAATTCAAGAACGCAAACAGTCGTGTCACAATCGGGTCGACGAACGGTTTAATCACCTTCAGCATGACGGCCGCTGACAGCGCCGCGTTGACGTTGGGCGACTATGTTTATGCCCTTGAAGTGATTGACGCGTCCGGCAACAACATTGCGGTGATGTCAGGCAAATTTAAGGTTATACCCGGGGCGACATAATGGTCGATGTCACGATTGTCACGAATGAAACGTTGGTTCAAATTGCGGAAAGCATGGTCAATGTCGACCTTATCATCAACGAAACCAAGGTTGAACTGAACAACAGCGCGGTCGACGTCACGATTGTCACGAACGAAATTCCGCTGACAGCAAATCAAACCGTCGTAAACGTCGACATCGTTCCGACCGTCTTGCAAATCGACCTTGGCGCGGCCGGCCTTCCCGGCGCACAAGGTGCTGACGGTGCTGACGGTGCTGACGGTGCTGCGGGTGTAGGTGTTCCGACCGGCGGCACGGCTGGTCAAGTGTTGACCAAAATTTCAGGCACGGATTATGACACCCAATGGTCAGACCTTCCAAGCCTTGACAATTTTGTTCCG